AGAAGGAATCAAAAATAAGTATTAAATTTGTAAAATACGATAATCGTGGAAACAGAAGCGAAATAATAAAATAATGGAGAAACCACAAGTTTTAATTTCCCAGCGGCCGTTCCCGAATCAGATGGCTACCGACGAAGAAAAGTCTACTTTCGAGTATGGACTTAAGGTAGCAAAGTCTATTGAGGGGGAGTGGTTTAAAAGAAAAGCAAATTCGTGTAGGTTCTATCACCAGTGGGGAGAATTCCACCGATTGAGACTATACGCAAGAGGAGAGCAGCCAGTTCAGAAATATAAAGATGAATTGTCTATCAACGGAGATATGTCTATGTTAAACTTAGACTGGTCTCCTATTCCCATTATTCCCAAGTTCGTTGACCTTGTTGTAAACGGTATGTCTGAGCGACCTTATGCTATCAAGGCAGAGGCGCAAGACGTTATGTCCGCTGAGAAGAAAAACGTATTCCAGGATATGATTGAGTCTGACATGGTAGCAAAGGACTTCCTTCAGTTAACTAAGGATGAGTTTGGTATCGATGCATTTAACGTTGATCCAAATGAACTTCCTGAGAACGACGAAGAGTTGTCATTGTATATGCAGTTGAAATACAAACCAAGTATTGAGATTGCAGAAGAGGTAGCTATCGACACGTTGCTCAAGATGAATGACTATGAGTATACTAAGAAATTATATGACTACGACGTTACTACTATCGGTCTTGGATTCGTAAGACACACGTTCTTACAAAATGCAGGTGTAATAGTTGACTACGTTGACCCGGCTAACATGATCTATAGTTATACTGAGAAGAATGATTTCTCTGACTGTTATTACTTTGGTGAGGTTAAGATGGTTCACTATACTGAGCTACTTAAAATTGATCCTACACTTACAGACGAGCAACTTCAAGAGATTAGAAACGCTAGCTCTGCATGGTACGATTACTTCCCTATTGTTAGAAACTACCAAGACGACTCATTCTTAAACGAGGTCGTTACATTACTATACTTCAACTACAAGACTGACAAACGTTTTGTATGGAAAAAGAAATTACTTGAGAATGGTGGAGAGAGAGTTATCCGTAAGGATGAGTCATTCAATCCAATCATCGAAGACGGAATGGCATTCGAAAGAGTAGAAGCTGTTCGCGACGTTTGGTACGATGGTATCTTAGTTGGTGGATCAAACATACTCATTAAGTGGGAACTTATGAAGAACATGGTTCGTCCTAAGTCTGCTACTCAAAAAGCACTCCCAAATTATGTGGGACATGCTCCAAGAATGTACAAAGGAAACATCGAGTCTTTGGTTAGACGTATGATTCCATTCGCTGATCAGATCCAATTGACACACCTTAAGTTACAGCAAGTTATGGCTCGCGTAGTTCCTGATGGTGTATTCATCGATGCCGATGGTATCAATGAGGTTGACCTAGGTACCGGTGCGGCATACAATCCTGAGGATGCGTTGAAGCTATACTTCCAAACGGGTAGTGTTATTGGACGTAGCTACACTCAAGAGGGTGAGTTTAACAACGCTCGTATTCCAATACAAGAGCTAAGTACAAACAGTGGACAAAGTAAGATGGCTGCCTTAATCGGTAACTACAACCACTACATGAATATGATCCGCGATGTGACGGGTATCAATGAGGCTAGAGATGCATCTACTCCTCATCCTGATGCATTGGTTGGTGTTCAGAAGTTAGCAGCATTGAATTCAAACACAGCTACTAGACACATCCTTGAGTCTGGTCTATATACAACCAAACGATTGGCAGACTGCTTATCAGTTCGTATTGCTGACGTATTAGAGTACTCTGACTTTGCTGAGGAGTTTGCTATGCAGATTGGCAAGTACAACGTTGCTATCTTAAATGACATTAAGGACTTATACCTACATGACTTTGGTATCTTTATTGATCTTGCTCCTGACGAAGAGCAGAAAGCTCAGTTAGAGGCAAATATTCAGATATCACTTCAGCAACAAACGATTGACCTAGAGGATGCTATTGACATTCGAATGATCAATAACATTAAGTTGGCTAACGAGATGCTTAAGGTTAAACGTAAGCGTCGTATGGAGCAACAGCAGAAACAAAAAGAGATGGAGTATCAAATGCAGATGCAGTCGAACATCCAATCTCAACAAGCTGCCTCTGAACAAAAAGCTCAACTCATCCAATTGGAATCTCAGTCTAAAATGCAACTTAAACAAGCTGAAACTGAATATAGAATTAGAGAAATGCAGGCTGAGGTTGAACTTAAACGTCAGTTGATGGATATCGAGTTCCAGTACAACATGCAGTTAAAAGGCATGGAGGGTCAAGCTATTAAGGAAAGGGATGGAGAAAGAGAAAGCAAAAGACAAACGAGTTGACTTGCAGGCTACTAGACAGTCAGACCTAATAAACCAAAGACAAAACAATCTACCTCCTAAGAATTTCGAATCGACTGAGGATAGTTTGGATGGCTTTGACTTAGAGTCTTTTGGCCCGAAATAGACGTAAGTAAATAATAATTAACTTTGTAACAATTAAATCTAATTATAATGAGTGAATTTACAGTAAGAACAGTTGACTTTGAAGAGAAGTCACTAGCTGAAAAAGAAACAGAGCTTTTAAAAGCACATGAGGGACAAGTAGAGGAAACTCCGGTTGTTGACTTATCAAATATTGACACACCTCCGGCAAACGAGCCGGTTGAACTAGATGAATCTAGTGTGGTATCTTACTTAGGTAAGAGATGGAATAGAGAGATTACTTCTTTAGATGACTTAGCTGAGCAACGTTCAGTTAATGAAGATCTACCGGAGGACGTTTCTGCATTTCTAAAATACAAAAAAGAAACTGGGCGTGGTATTGAGGACTTTATCAATTTGAATAGAGACTACAACACCATGGATCAGGATACTTTGCTTCTTGAATACAACAAAGAGCAAAACAAAGGTCTAGACTTAGAAGACGTTAAGTTTGAGTTAGAGACAAAGTTTGGTTACGATGAGGACTTTGATGACGAAAAGGAAATCAAGAAAAAACAAGTAGCAAAGAAAAAAGAGCTTGCTAAAGCTAAGGAGTATTTCAATCAACTGAAGGATCAGTACAAGGTGCCGCTTGAGTCAAGGGAGACCTTTGTTCCACAAGAAGAAAGAGATACATACTCTGCTTACAAGAAACAGATAGAGTCTGGAGCTGAAGCCCAGGAAGACCAAGCAAAGAAGTCGAAGTATTTTGCTGACAAAACAAATGAGTTATTCTCTGATAAATTCGAAGGTTTCGGGTTCAACATTGATGAGAATAAGAAAGTTGTTTACACGCCAACAGATGCAAAGACCTTGAGTCAAGAACAATCTAATTTATCGAACTTTGTAAATAAGTTCTTAAACGAAGAAGGTTACTTAAAGGATGCTGAAGTATTCCACAGAGCGATTGCTGTAGCCTCAAACCCTGAGAAATTTGCTAAATTCTTTTACGAGAAAGGCAAAGCAGAAGCGGTTGATGGGATTGCTAAAGAATCAAAGAATATTGATATGGTTCGACAAGCACCCCAAGTAACTAACAAAGCTGAGGGTCTACAGGTTAGAGCATCTGAACCAACAGGTTTTGGTAACAGATTAGTTATTAAAAGTAAAAACAAAAATTAGAAAACATGGCTGGTACATTAAATGCTGGTGGAGTAAGTTTAACTCCTAGTGCACAAAAAGTTGCTATTCCTGATAACTACATCACGAATTTCAACTTCTTAAATCAATTTCTTCCTGACACTTACGAGCAGGAATTCGAGCGTTACGGTAACCGTTCAATCGCATCTTTCTTGCGTATGGTTGGTGCTGAGCTTCCTACAAACTCTGACTTAATCAAATGGGCAGAGCAAGGTCGTCTTCACACTAAATACACAGGTGTGGTTCCAACGTCTGCTGCTGGATCAGATACAGCGACTTTCCAAGTTGCTTCTGGTGTATGTAACTTCCGTATTAACCAAACTGTATTCCTTTCTTCTGAGTCTGTATCTGCAAACTCTGCAAAAGGTGTTATTAGTGCGTTGCCTGCAACAAACCAATTTACAGTTAAGTTCTACAATGCTTCAGGTTCTCCGTTTACAATTACAACTGAGACTGTTACTTCATTCGTTTACGGATCTGAGTTCCAAAAAGCAACAACTGGAATGGTTGGATCTTTAGAGGCTCAAGATTCATTCTTCGAGTGTAAACCAATCATCATCAAAGACAAGTACACTGTATCAGGATCTGATATGGCGCAAATCGGATGGGTTGAGGTAACAACTGAGAACGGAGCTACAGGATACCTTTGGTATATGAAGTCTGAGCACGAGACTCGTTTACGTTTCGAAGATTACTTAGAGATGGCAATGGTTGAGGGTGTTCCTGCTGAAGCTTCGTCTGATGCATTGGCTTACTTATCTCCATCTACTGCTCAAGATTTTGCAGGAAATGTTGGTACAACTGCTGCTGGTACTAAAGGTTTATTCTACGAGATTGAAAACCGTGGTAACGTTTGGTCTGGTGGTATTCCATCTGCATTGTCTGACTTCGATACAATCGTACAACGTTTAGACAAACAAGGAGCTATCGCTGAGAACACATTGTTCATCAACCGTCAGTTCTCTTTCGATATCGACGATATGTTGGCTGCACAAAACTCTTACGGAGCAGGTGGTACGTCTTACGGATTGTTTGATAACGACGAGCAAATGGCATTGAACTTAGGTTTCACTAGCTTCCGTCGTGGATATGACTTCTACAAAACAGACTGGAAATACTTGAACGACGCTACACTTCGTGGTGGTATCGTTGGTGGAGCTGTAAATGGGAATAGGGGACCAGTCTAAG